GGGCTTGACCCCAAAAAAGAAAGTACCAAAGCTCCTCGAGAGTGTCGGTTTTTCGCGTCGGGATCTTGCAAGAAGGGAGCTTCCTGCAATTTCATCCACGTTAAGAACGACCCTTTGCCCGGGAAAGGCAAGGAGGAGGCGGGCCCGGCCGGGCTCGTTGCGTCCACGGCAGCCAATGATTTGGCGCCTGTCGTGCCGCACAAGGTGTTCAACAATTTGGGCGACATCTACGCTGTGAAGCGGGTGTTCGTTCCGAAGCAGGAAACCGCAGTGATTGCCTATGGCGAGAGCCAGGGTTGGTCGCTGAAGGTGGCTGACGACCGCGAGAACATTCCGCACCCTCTGAGCCACGTGGCTCGGGAAGTGGCTTTGTTGAGCGTCGCCTCCTCGGCTTTGCGCGGCCTGCGCGAAGCTCGTGTTTTCAGCGTGTTTGGAACCAAACGGGACCAACGGCTCTTTGATCCGACCAACGTGGACAAGGAGCAAAAGGAGAAGTTGGGCTTCAAGTTGGGGGAGGACGTTCGAGTCACCCTCACAATTGGCCCGAATAAGGTGTATCCCGGGGACGCTGGAAAAATGGAGGCGACCCGGGTTGATCCGACCGGACTTTACAATCTCGTAGTTCTCACCGATATTTACTGGGGAGCCAATGGCGCGTTTGATACGAGCGACGCCAGACGGTGGTGCCAGTATTCGGTGACGCAGGACATCTATGTGATCTTGCGTTCATTTCACGGAGCTGCTGGAGCTGACCTCGTTACGGGCTACCGCGGGCCGGTCGAGGGTGTTTGGTTTCGCGATTCGGAGGGATTGATCAATTTCTCTTCGGATGTCGCAGGATATGGCTACCCTTTGCATCCTTCTGTGGATTGGTTGCGCCACAAGACGATTGATGGATTGAGTGTCACTTACGTGGAGTCCAAGGGCCCGTATGACATTTTCAAGGTGGCGATTGAGCCGATTGGGACGGAGAAGGTGGAGGTGAAGTTGCAGACGATTGAGCTGGGGGATTACGCGCTGAAGAAGCCGTTGACCTCTTGGTGGCGTCCGTATTTGCCCCACACTTGGAACGCCTATCTGCAGTCGCCGGGTGAATCGCTTTTGGTGCAAACTCGGGCTCTGGCAAGCCTGGGACCCGCTTTTAGAAACAAGATCCCGCTTGGGCATACTGGTGACGTGGCCAGATCTCAGGTGAAGGAGTTTTTGAAGGAGGATCATGTCTACAAGGCCCTCGCCGCGCGTTATCCTAGCGTAGCTGAGAAAGTCCTCGTCGACACGGCGGATGCCGTGTTGTACGAAGGCCGGGAAACGGCTGCCCAGCGGCAATATGATCTGCGCGATTCTCATCAGGTGTCCGAAGACCTGTTGTCGCGCGCGCGTGCGCCTGTCTTTGTGGCGCTTCCGCGCATGAGTTTGCGGACCATTCGCATTTTCATGGCCATGATTGTCGCTTGGATTTTCCTGACGTGGATTCAAAGTCTCGGTGTCCACGCGCGTGTTCTTAGCCCCTGGGGTGAAGAGATTCGCGATGAGGAATGGTTGATGGGAATCGTGGTTGTTACGAGCTGTGTACTGCTGGCAATCATTTTCAATCGTACCTCCCGAGTGTCCCGCCGTCTGTTTGAGGATTGGGCTCGCCAGAGAGCCGATGGATTGGAACCTACTAGTTTGGAAACCGGGTATTGCGTGCTTACCGAGAGCGATGTGATTCCGGCCGAGCAAGCGGGGGCCGTTTCGTCGACGATTGGTCGAGGTGAGCTCAAGGTTAAAGTGGACGGAATTGAGGTCAGTGTTGGAGAAGCCATCGAGATGTTGTGGGAAGAACCTGTGATGCAGGCGTCCTATCCGGTTCTCGTGACCAATGGCATGCTCCACCAACCTGCCAAAACGGATTTGAATCTTTTGGCGGCTATTGTGCAAAGGTTGCATACTGAGGTGAAAGGGGAGCGAGACCCCATCATCTTGGATGACAATTGGTGCAAGGCCGTTGATCGGTTGCTTTCGTGTTTGGGTGACGCCAAGGGAGAACAATGGACCATTGACGAGTGTGCCGCGTCGATGGGCGGGGAAAAGGGGAAACGTTTACTTGCGACGTGGGACGCAGTTTGTCTTGGGAAGACTACCACGTATCGGAAGGAAATCATGGTGAAATGGAATGAAACCATAGCTTGGAAGTTGGTCAATGGTGTGCTCACGGTGAAACCGCGCGCTATTACTGTGTTGTCGAATGATTTGCACGTGGCATTTGCTCCTGACGCTCGAGGCGCAGCGGATGTCTTGCATCGTATCTTCGACGGCCATGTTACGGCGGGATTAGTGTGCACTTCGCTTCTGGGTATGTGGGGAGAGAGTTGAATCGTGTGGGGGAGCAGTTGGCTGCGATGGAAGACGTTATCGCTGTGTCGGGGGATGACAGCGTCGTTTGCCGCGCCAATAGTTTGCTTCGCACTTCAACGATGGGATTTGCGCCGTATGGCGAGGGAGACTTCAGTTCCTTCGACCAATCGCAACGCGCATCGTGCATTCGCGCCCACGGTAAGTGGATGACGCGTCTTTCTATTCCTGCCCATCTGGTTGACCTGGTGCTTGCCATCTGCGGCATGAAGTACAAGGCGAAAGGAAAACGTTTGCTTGTGGAAGGTGATGCCGGCCCGGAGCTGGCCACGGGAATTGATTGGACGACAGTGATTAATTCTATGTCTGACTTGTGTTTTTGGTTCGAGGTGTTTGCGCGTCCTAGCGAAGCACCAGTGGCCATTGCGAGCAGTTTGGGTTTTGAATTGAAGTTTAATCAAGGCTGGAGTGTGTATTCTCTCACCTTTTTGAAGGGATGGTGGCAACAAGACGCGTGTTCGTCCATTTGCTGGTATCCTCTTCCTTCCCAGGTTCTCAAACTTGGGAAGACGCTGCGGCCTCTGCGGCTTTTCTCTGCTGGCAAAAAGAACTATACCGAGGGTGTGGCGACTCTCGCGTATGCCATTGCCGCATCCATGCCTGGTGTGCCGAGGGATTATCCTATCCTCGGTCCGTTTCTTTCCACCTTGTGCAGGTTGGGGAAGGAGACGAATCGTGTCGTTAGCGCTTCTGAAGATGGGTGGTACAAGCCGCAGGTTTCCGCGGTATCCGTCAACAGGAGGATGGCCATTGAGGCCATTTGCGAGCGATACGACCTCACTGAAGAAGACATTGTGCGGGTGGAAGGGTTGATCGGGCGAGTGCGAGCGCTCCCGGCCTTTCTGAGCGACCCCGTCTTCTTGGCGCTGTCTGCCCGAGACTACGCGTGAGTGAGGGTGCCCTGGGGGCAACAGAGCTGGCGAGCTCGGAGTGTGCGACCTTCCCCCCAAGACAAATGTGAGCCAATCTCGGTTTACCAATTTTATTGAGTCGAAATGACCAAGACAAACCAAAACAACAAACCAACCAAGGCCCAACGTGCTGCTCAATCCGCCAGGGATAAGCAGAAGAACGCGGGCAAGGGCGTTGGGAAGAGAGCACGCCGACCCAAGCGCGAATTCGCGGAGCCCCATCTTGCTGGCAAGGGGGAGACGCGTGTCGCCTCTCGCGGACGCCGCGAGATGGTGCTCGAGGAAGACGAGTACATTGCAGAAGTGACGGTGGCCAATCAGCCGAACTTCAACAACGTGCAGTACTTTGTCAACCCTGGACAAGCAACCACGTTTCCGTGGATGGCGAAGACTGCTGGGCAGTTTGAGAAGTACCGATTTGAGTACCTGGAGTTCTACTACAAGAGAGAAGTCTCTGAGTTTGCGACTGACGGCCAAGTTGGGAAGATCATTCTGTCTTTTGACAGTGACGCCACTGACAGTGCGCCGGCGACGAAGCAGCAGATGGAGGACACCGAGCCCCATGCTGACTGCATGCCGTGCGAGAACCAGAGTCTCGTGATTCCTCGTGCCTACCTCGAGATGAACACGGACGCGCACTACGTCAGGCCGGGCGCACAGCCGGCTTTCACGGATCTCAAGACCTACGACATCGGAGTGCTGAATGTTGCCACCCAGGGCATTTTGCACAACGTTGTGGTGGGCGAACTGCGGGTCCGATACCGCGTTCGCTTGTTCATCCCAGTGCTCG